CTGCTTCCGCGCCGTCGCAAGACCACGCGGACTCTGGAGTTCGACTCCGAATTTCAGAGGCTACGTCTGGATGCACGATCACCAAGAGGTTCTCAAGCCTCTTGGCAAGACGAAGGAGGGAACCCACACCAAACGCCCGCGTAAGCGGACGCAAGGTGGGGGCCTCCTTTGTCTTGAAGATCAAGCATCTCTTGGCCCGCTCTGGTCTTCCCGCGTCCCGTCTCCGCTTGGTCTTGCCCTCCAAGATGCCCAAGTAGTACTCACGTACAGCTTGGGCCTTGGCGGCAATAACCAGGCGGAGCGGTACAGGCTCCCCCTGACCTCCAATCCTCCAAAGAGGATCGGCGTCTACAGCTCGCTGCGCTTTATAGAAAAGCGAGGGCTGCGAGGGAACCTGCACCAAGGGGCGCGGGAAGAGGCCCCCCTCTCGGAAAGGTCCTTTGGCGTTCACCGCCTCGGCAAGACGAACACTGGAAAATCCGGCGCATGCACCGGCCAGTCTCCGTCTTACCGATCGGGAAACTGCCAACCCTCTTCCCGTGAATCCGAGGCCTCCCACCTGCACCGGCAAGTGCAGGCGGGGGTCCTTCACGACCCACGGGAAGAGGGTCCTCACCACCCTCTCCTGTCTGTTGAGATACAGACGGGAGCACTTGTCCGCAGCCACCAAAGGTGCTTTCACACCGGGAGGCGGACAAGGTGGTGGGTGGAAGGAATGGACCTTTCTCCCTCGTCGTTTATCAATATGCAAGAAACCCGCAAACTCGCAAAGTGTGAACGCACTCTGCGAGAAGAAGGTCTTAAGCGTATTGACCGACGCACCGCACGATTCGATCGCCGTGGCATACTCGAACGACTCGTGAGGGTCGTCATGAGCGCCACGTCCGACAGCATCGTCGCCGTGCGTCGCTGCCGCGGTGTATGCCTGGCAAGCCCAAGCATTCACCCACGACAGAACGACGAAGGAAAGAGGGGTGCCCATCGGCGACCCCCTCCTCGCCCTCCAGGAACTCTGACCATGCTTCCACATGGCCGGGACCGAAAGTCCCATGGCCCAGCGGGCATACTCGCGATCGGCAGATCGGAGTACGCCCCCGGACCACAGAGCCTGGAGGACTACTTCAACCACGTCAAGGGAGAGGCCATCCGTCGCCTTGGAAAGATCCAAGGAGGCGAAGACATCTCCCTTTCGTGGCTCGGCGAGGCCGTAGGGGACTTGCTGCCCGCGTACAACGAAATGCTCCCGAGGAAGCATTCTCGCAGAAACGCGGGCCCAAGTCCCCTCAACAAACACAAGGGCCATGGGAACCCCCACGACCCTGTATTTGAGACCGGCGGATCGGATTACCTGAGCGCGAACCTCCGAAGGTGGCATGACCACCCCTCGGAGGCGACGTGCCTCAAGTACTCCGAGACACCGGACGGCCTCGTCGTCGGCGACTGGGAACGTTCCGTCGCACCTCACCTTCCGAACACAGAACCTCCCAAGGGAGTCCTGAGCAAAGAAGGTGAGGCCCTTGAGCAGGACCTCGGGATCGCGCACGTCACTGCGCCGAACCGAGGCCACCCTGTCAAGAACGTCCGAACCCAGTCGCCGGAAGTAGCCGTCTATCCCGCCTTGAGCTCCAGAGAGCTCAAAGCAGGACGACGGAGAGGAGGGGAGGACCCTCGGACATCTGACGCCGCCCTTCACCCGGGAACGGATGAAGGCGGCGAGAGAGTCGAGGGCCCACGCCGATGCGGGGTACTCGCTGCTTGCCATATCTCGAGCTGCATCGAGTGCCTTCTGTTCCCCACTTGCCGGTGGGAGAGGAAGGGCTCGAGACAATCGAGAGAAGGCAAAGCCGTCACGGCCCGCACTCCACGCGAGTCGGCAAAGTGTCTCGACGATACGTTTGGGAACAAACGTACCGTCCGGCGACCATGCCGACCGCAGAGAGGCGGATCGAACGCGGAAGCACAGCGCCTTCAACTGCTCGGCTACGAAAAGCCAGCCGCGAGAGCGGCAGGTCCTCGTGACCCAGCGGTGAAGATGCCAAGCGACCAAGCGAGTATCCCAACCAGAGTGGACCAAGGCCGAGAAGCAGGCTGTCCAAACCTGCTGCTCGGGAGACGATCGCCTCCACGATGCAGGAGACCGCGTGCCCTTTACAGGGGGCGCGGTCATCTGCTCCGATGGATGGCTCTTAACAAGTGACGGAAGTCGCTTGTAGGTGTGCCGCTCCATGCGG